GGATATTAAAAAAGAAAAGAGTATTTATTCTAAGATATCAAGTTTTAGGAAAGTAGGTGATAATTTATGAAGAAAACTATAGGAGCTTTAATGTTGTTGTCTTGGTTGCCTTTTGTTCTTGGAATGATACTGCATAGGTTTGATGGATTATGCCCAGATAAGCGTGAACAAGAGGATAAAAATGCATAGGTTTCACGGTTTAGTACGAGAATATGATGACTTGAGGTGCAGAAAAGACGTGGTTTGTGGAATCGATATGCACATATAATCATGTGCGTAGGGAACTATCCGGAAAAACAGGATAGTTGCAAAATGAAACAATATATGAAACGAAAACATAGAATGTACAACAAGATGTACAAAGAAATTTGGTGGTGGATTTTGGAACACTTATGAATAAGGTCGGTAAGATAGGCAGAATAAACATAAAGGCTAACAGAAAACTTGTAACTCTTTTCAACGATAAAGACATATATAGATGTGAGCTGTGTCAATCCCCTTTCATGCTTTCCTTTGCTCACAGACACAAAAGGATTTTCTACAGATCCAAACCGGAATTGCTATCAGACTTTAACCAGGTTGCCCTACTCTGTGCCAAGTGCCACAATGAGATAGAGTATAACAAGGAATATACCAAAGAGACCTTTATGAAGTTAAGAGGAGAGGAACTAGACTATGACAAAATTTGAGAGTAGCGTTGATATAAAGTGGAATTGGATTGATCGTGGTAATTGGGGAATACCAGCACCGTGTAAAGGACTTCCCCGGATAAAACCCATTATGTTGAAACCGTTTAACAACAGACTGGATGTAGAAAGTGCAAAAAAATACTTTCTTGTTCCCTTCAAGGAGCAGGAATCGCTGTACTTTATAGGTGGAAAGAAAAGACTTCTTGCACTGGAGATGGTCATGGATGCAAAGGATGTTATCGCTACAACCGGAGTGAACACCGAGACCTGCTACATATTAGTGAATAGGGATGGCAAAGAATGTGAGGAACTATTAAAGCAAATGAATGAGGTAATGAGAAATGCGACTAACAAAGAACGAGATAAAACAAATAAAGAAGTACACTAAACAAAGAGGCGGGAATGAACCGGCACTAAACTACAAGACATTAAGGATGGTCTATGAGGATGCAGACATTGCCCGCCGCAAGCTGTACTTAAAAGAGATGCAACAATACGCCGAGGCTATAAAGGACAAGAGGATAGAGAAAGGTCAGTCGATACTACATACCTTGACAAATTAAGAGTTAAATGGGTAGGAGTTAAGGCTCAAACATCCATAAGGCAGATATGGAAAAACCATTTTAATCACCAATCGCCTTCCCCTACCCACTTAGTTCTTAACTTGCCATGATACTGCTCCAAAGAGAGTTAATGAGAATAATATGTGAATGGGCTGACAGCCATGACAAACCCATTACACTAAAAGAATTAGCCGGGCAGAAGAGGGAAACAAATCCCCGGACTATAAGAGCATCGGCAGAGGTACTGTGCAAGAAAGGTTACCTAAGACGAGGTTGTGAAGGATCTTCTGCGACTTACGTACTTACAAGGAGACTATGACCGAGAAATGTTATGTATGTGGTAAAGAGTTAGTTGCACCATACATCTATGCCTATTGTCCCTATGGCAAGAAGGTTAGACGGGGAGTGCCTGTTTGTAATATAATATGTGAAAGAAAGTTGGATAAGATAAATGATAGCAAAAGAAAAGACTAAGCAAGAGGACATGACTATAAAGCAGAGAAAGTGGTTGAAGCTTTACCTAGATATTGGAAATGCTACTGAGGCTGCGATGCAAGCCTACAAGTGTAAGAATAGGAATAGCGCAAAACAGATTGGCTATGAAAACTTGGCGAAGCTAGACTACGCTGAATTTATGGAAGAGGGAGGGTTGACTGACAATTTGTTAAAAGAGAAGTTGGGAGAGGGATTAGAGTCAAATAGAACCATATCAGCAATTAAAGGTACTAATGCTGATGGAACAACCACTGACTTTATAGATGTCCCAGACTTTGCTGTTAGACATAGGTATTTAGAAACTGCAATGAAACTTAAAAATAGACTGATAGACAGGAAAGATATAACAAGTGGTGGTAAACCATTACCCCAACCTATATTAGATGCTTTATCAAATAACGACAGCAACACGCAAGATAAATCAGTTAAAGAAGAGAATTAGAGCCGTAGCCGGCGGTACTTCTGCTTCTAAAACTATTTCCATAATTCTATGGCTTATTGACTATGCCCAACGCAATCACGATGAGGTTATTAGTATAGTTTCTGAAACATTTCCACATCTTGAACGAGGAGCTATGAGGGATTTTCTTAATATAATGGAGACACACACCTACTTTGATGAGTCTAGGTGGAACAAGACTAATCATATATATACATTCGAAACAGGATCTATCATTGAGTTCTTCTCTTGCGACCAACCGGGCAAGGTTAGAGGGCCTAGACGACAGGTACTATTCATCAACGAGGCTAATAACATCAATTATGAAACCCTTACCCAACTAGAGATCCGTACCTCAAAGATAATCTGGATGGACTGGAATCCGGTACAGGAGTTCTGGTTCTACACCGAGATATTGCCACACATAGATTGTGATTTTATTACTCTAACTTACAAGGACAACGAAGCGTTCCCAGAAGAGGCTAGAAAAGCGTTAGAAACACGACAGTATAACAAGGGTTGGTGGAGGATCTATGGTGAGGGACTATTAGGTGAGGCTGAGGGTAGAATATACAAGGGATGGGAGTTTATTGATGGTATTCCAAATGAAGCACGATTAGAGGGTTATGGACTCGACTTTGGTTATACAAACGATCCTACGGCCATTGTAGCCCGTTATAAATTCAATGATTCGGTCATTTTGCATGAAATTGCCTATAGACAGGGATTATCAAACAGAGAAATAGCAGAATATCTTAACAACTCACCAAAGGCTTTAGTCATAGCTGATAGTGCAGAGCCTAAGAGTATTGATGAGTTAAAGGGGTTGGGAGTCAATGTAATTCCCACACTTAAAGGGCCGGGTAGCGTACTACAAGGTATTCAGTACATCCAAGACCAAAAGATAAAGGTTACAAAGACAAGCACTAATCTTATAAAGGAATATCATAACTATCTATGGCTTACTGATAGGGATGGTAAGATAATCAATGAGCCAACACCTATCCTTAATCACTGTCTAACTGGCGACACTCTGGTGTGGACTACTAAAGGCAAGGTCGCTATAAAAGATTTGGTGGGTATTGAGGGTGAATTGGTAACCCCTTACGGTGTAAGAAAGTTTAGCGATGTCCATAAGAATGGAACAAAGAAAGTGTTGGAGATAGCAACTAAGTGTGGGGTCTTTAGGTGTACCCCCGAACACAAGATACAGATGCACAACGGAACATGGAAGAAAGTCATTGACATTAAACCACATGAATTGATACAATGGGTTGATGAAAGTAAAGTTAATATCAAGAACAATTCAGGAGTTTGGTGGCATCCGATATTATCTTTGTGGAAATCTATATTTCAGACACAACGGGACAGGACACAATTCGCTTCTGCATCGGGTAGTTTGGGAGTACCACAGTGGAAAAATCCCTACGAATTATCACATACATCACAAAGATGGGAACAGGTTGAACAATCAGATATGGAACTTAAAGCTACTTCCAAAAGGACAACACCTAAGTTCACATTGGACAAAAGAAAAGAGGGCATGGGCTGGAAAGAATGTTGTGGAAAAGGCGATGCCGAAGGCAATAGCGTGGCACAAGTCTGTTGCGGGAAGGCTTTGGCACAGAAAACACGCATTGGAACAGGGGTTCGGATCAGTCGTAAAGAGGAAAGCTCTAAGTTAGAAGATGTCTATGACCTCTATGTAGAAGATTTCCATTGTTTCATAATCAATAACGGGTTTGTTGTTTCTAATTGTATGGATGCTACTAGGTACGCCATGAGTGCTTTGTTTGTCAGAGATAAGCCTCCCGCCTATAATCCTCCTGACAGAGATAAGATAATGAGTGCCGGTGGGTTATCCCAATGGGGAGGAATAGAAGGATACTAGTTGCCATGTTCAAAATTTATGTGTAGGTTTTAAGTATATGGAACCACAAACAGACTTTATAGCAGACGAAGACCTCCTTCGTATTGATGCAGATAAGAAGAGTGCAATAGCGTTTCGTGAACGGAAACATGATAATTGGACAGAGAACTACACCCTATATAGGGACAGGATAATCACCAACAGGCTAACCCAAAGACAGACTATAAACATTCCTTTAATGAGATATGGGCTTCAAACGATAATGAAGGACATTGATGAGTTTCCCCAACTTTACTTTCAGAACCTGGATAACGACCAACAGAAGGAGATATACTACAACGAGAATTGGAATGACATTGTTATTAAGAACAAGTTGATTATCAAGGATAGGATAGACAAGAAACAGGGATGTATATTTGGTAGAACATTTAAGAAACTAAACATAGTTGACGGTAAGTTTGCCCCCTCTATAGTCGATCCGCAACACATGCTTGTAGAACGCCATGTTGACCCCTCTACTCTTGATACAGCAAGATGTGTTATTCAAACAAACATATTTAGAACACTATCGGATATAGAAAGCAATAAGAACTTTAATCCCGAGGCAGTTGCAGACCTAAAAAGCTATTATTCTAAGACCTCTGCATCACAAGAGGCTGAACATAATTTTACTGCTTTTACTGACGAGGCTAAACGAATGTCAGATATGGGACTTGCTGATGCCTACAATCCTTTGGTTGGGGAAACATATGTTGAACTAAATGAAGTGTATAGACTGGAACATGACTCAAAGCTAGATGAAGACATTATCATCCTTTATGTTGTAGCCACTACAGACGGTGGGATGTTCAAGCTATTTAAGAAACCTATATACGAGATAATCGGTGACACCGTAGATAACTTCTGGTATAACCATTTCCCCTATACATCATGGGGACCGGATATAGAAAACGGAGACTTTTGGTCAGATGGTCCGGCAGATACTCTAAGACAGCCTAATAAGGTATTAAACTCATGGATTTCACAGCTTGTTGAGAATAGAACACTTAAGAATTTCAACATGCACTACTATGATTCATCCAACGCCGCCTTTGTTCCTCAAACCTTTACTCCTGAGAACTGGGGTTGGTATCCCACACCCGGTAAGCCGCAGGATGTTATACAAGATGTAGGAGTTGGTGATCTTACCGAGTCTCTAGCTGAGATACAGTTTGTTATTGGTGTAGCAGAGAAGTCAGTAGCCGCAACCTCAGTGCAAACAGGACAGGTTGAGCCGAGACAGATTACATTAGGTGAGGTACAGATGGCTGTTACCAATGCGCAAGAGAGAGTGAAAAGCATGGCTACCTACTATGTTGAGGACTGGAAGGAGTTTGGACTTAAATATATTAAAATGTTAGAAGCCGGAAGCGATAAACTTGACCCTGTTACCCTTCATAAGAAAGGTAGAGTAACAAGTAAACTATACTCAAAAGAGATTGAGCCTAAAGACTGGATGACCAAGCAAGGTTATACAGTTGAGGTAAGAATAAAAGAGGACAAGGATCAGGAAACAACCGACCAATTACAAAAACTTAACTTTTCGAGAACCCTAATGCCTAATAATGTACCTCTAAATGAGATAATCAAAGAGAAATCTTTGGATTTTGCCGGACTTGATGCAGACGACCAAAAGAAGGTCATGGATTTTGAGAAACAGAATATAGCACCTTTGGGTCAAACTCCTGTTGTAGGGCAACCTACGACCCCACAGGGCGTATCTGGAGTGCCTCCTGCACAAATATGAACTTATACGATAAATATTTAGAAGCTACAGGACTTAAATATGAGGATCTGTCCCCAGCAGAGAGGGAAACCTTTAATCAAGCTGTATTTAGCATCAAGAATCTCTCTATTGCCG